TTTGCCAGTAATGGCAGATTCATAATAGATGATAATTTCTTTTTGTTGTTCCAGATAGCGGCGTGTCTCAGCAACATTCAATGCGAGTGTCTCATATGAACGAACACTCATAGCATAGAACACCCACGGTTCACCCTCTTCTTTGACAAACTTCTCTAGAAACTCATCAAAGTTCTCTTGTGTCACAACATAGAATGTCGGGTCGCCAAGTGTTACAGGTTTAGGATTACCCTGCAATGGAATCTTTCTTTCGACAAGTTGGTTTTGCACGACCACTCTATCTTCTGGGGATCGAAACATGGCACAACCACTAATCGTTATTGATAGCAGTAAGAGACTCGATGTCGTCAAAAACTTTTTTCGTAGCATCATTTATCCTCCCTTCTATTAATCCAGGCTTTCTCAAAGACAACTTAGTAAGATTGTGCTTCTGAAACTTGCTCAGAAGGTCGTCTTTGTATGCTTCTGCTTTCTGGAGGTTTGCTTGTAACTCTAAGTTACTGGCTTCCATTTGATTCGCAAATGCTGTCACTTCTTCAAGTGCTTCAGCGTTTGCTTTGGCAACCGTTTCTAACTTAGCATTATTTTCTCTGAGGGTAGCGATACGTTGTTGCATGTCTCGGTATTCATACCAAGCACCGAACAGAACTGCACCGACAATGCCTACAACTGCAAGCATCGCATATAATTTAAACATTAGTCTTCCTTCTTATAGAAAGTCCATGCACCATAAGCGATAGCGGCATATGCGGCAATCGAAGCAAATGGTTTAAATACTAAAAACACAACGCCAGCACCAATTAGAGCGATACCGTCTAATGATGTGCGTTCTTTAATTCTTGATGTGATAAAATCTAACATTTTAATCTCCTATTATATTTTTTATTTATACTTTAATAGATCCGTAATCACCAGTCATCTTACTACTGAATGTTGTGTTGTCGAAAACAGCAGCACTATCATTCTGACCACTGTCGCTAATAGTTTTCTGAACCTCGTCAGTCAAATCAAATAATCGCATCTTAGATCGATCAACGCCAACCATAAACCTTTTATTGGAGGTTGGATCAGAATAACGATTCTTCAACTGCTTTACCATAATTTGCTGTTGCGCTTCAAGTTCTTCCGTGCTGATCAGAGCAAACATCAGGTCAGCAGTTGCAGGCAGACCAAACGATTCAGAAGTATCAGTGAGATCGACATCGCTATTAGCATAGCCAGACCGAGTCGTTTGTGTAGCGGAGACGATCGGCAGGTCATACTCAACAGCAAGACCTCGAAGTTCCTCGGCGATACTTTTGATAATCGTATAAGAGTTTACTTGTGAACCAGCACGGAAGCGACTACTTGTGCAGATGTTTAAGTAGTCGATAAAGATAATGTCGGGAGCGAAGGAGCGTTTTAGCTTCAACTCTTCCAACAATGCCTTGAAGTGTCCTGCATGCGCAGAGGCAGTAGGATATTCTTTGATGATAAGTTTACCGTCAATCTTATCATTAATTTTTTTGACGCGATCGTCAAACATTTTCTTGGGCAGATCTTTTAGGTCTTGAATCGGAACATTCATCATGTTAGCATCTATACGCTCGGCGATTCGTTCTTCAGACATCTCAAGAGTAATATACAAAACATTTTTGCCTTGAGAAATGCAAGCAGCAGCGACATGACACATGAATAGTGACTTACCAACGCCTGTGCCAGCAAGAGCAATATTCAATGTTTTGTTGGGAAGACCGCCATCAGTAATCTTGTTAAAAAAATCCAAGTCGAACGGAATCTTTTCCTCTACTCGGTTATAGAAATCAAATCGTTCAGAAGCATTTTCGATATAATCATGACCGATATTATTATCGAACCCAACTGATAGTGCATCAGATAGAAGAGATGGAAGTGCGTCCTTAGAACGTGTAGTGTCTGACCCATCGATAATCTGAATGCTATCCATGATAGCATTATAAAGTGCTTTATCTTTACAAAACCTTTCAGTTTCATCAACAAGCCAGTCCTGTTCAGGAGCAGTTTCGTTAAGAGAATTGATTAGAGTTTCACACTGGACATAAAGATCTTCACTGATTTTTCTGTCATCTTGGAGAGCAATAAGCAATGCACTTTTGCTCGGTGGATTATTATATTTTGCAACATAAGAAAATATTTTCTCAAATACAATCCTGTCATCAGTTTCAGTGAAATAATCAGTTTTCAGGAAGGGAATGACCTTTCGGACATACTCTTCATTAGTCACTAGATTCGATAATATTTGTGTCTCGATTCTCATCAATAAACTCCGCTTTTATTTCTTCTACACAATCTTCACATAACCCAAGATCTCCTTCTGGGCGTTGAAAAACCATAGCTGGTTCATCGTCCATAATCTTGCGACTGCAACGATCGCAAGTCATTCGTAATGACCACCCACTACTCATCGTCACCATATGCCTCGGCGATATCGTCTTCAGATACTTCGTCTTGCATAATGCTTCCGCTTGAAATCAAATATCTTTTACTTATCCAATCAGAAAAAGATTCATCGCTCAAGATAGGTAGCCAGAAATCTTTTGAATGAGTTTCTTTTGTTCGATATTTTTTACTATCGACTCCATCTTTTGCAACCTGATACCAACCATTGCTTGGCTTTACCACATGACCTGACTCAAGTGCCATATCGAGAAGACCAGACCATTTACTGATACCGCCCTCAAATGAAACTTCTACTGGAATTTTAGACTTCTCACGAACATAACGAGATTTCTCGACATTAATAATGAAGTTGTAACCAGTAATATCTGAACCAGTTTTTTCTTGCTGACGACCAATGATATAAATGTTATCAGCAGAGTAGTAGATACCTGTTCCGCCCGAAACGATTGCTTTCGGGAACATACCAATTTCCATATAAGTGTGGTTTACAACGATACAAGGAATATCTTTGATGGTCAAATGAGGAGTAATCATACGGAATAACGACTTCATTTGTTTAGCGCGAGTCATATCAGCAACTGATTTACCATCAAGTGCATCCTCAACTTCTTTCTTAGAAGCCAAGTTACCCACCGAGTCAACGACTACGATAACGTGATCACCACGCTCAATGTTATTAAGCTGAGACATCACATCATGCTTTAGCTGCTCAATGTCAGTGATAGGAGTATGCATAATACGGCTTGTGTCAATACCGAAACTGTCGAAGTAACCTTGTGGCGCACCAAACTCTGAGTCATAGAACAACACAACAGCATCTTCATACTTGTCGAGATATGCTTTGATCATTAACATAGCAAATGCTGTCTTGAAGTGCTTACTTGGACCAGCAAATACTGTCAATCCAGGAGTAAGACCACCATCAAGGCGACCGCTCAATGCCACATTCAATGCGGGAACTGATGTTTGAATAAGATCCTTCGTGCTGAAGAACTTAGATTCAGATAAAATATTTGAATCCTTGATAGTAGAATTCTTTTGTAGCTTGTCAAGTAAACTCATTATTCGTGCACTCCATAAACAATTTTTTTCAAGTCAGGTTTAAAATATGTATCAGGTTTCATGACCTTACCAGCTTCGTTCTTAATAACTTTGCCGTCTACACATTTACTCATATTTGACGCTCTGACCTCGCGCCATACATCTTCAAAAGGAATGCCAATAGTATTAGCCAATCCCATAATTACCCAAACCATATCAGCCAACCCATCGGCGACTTCAACAAGGTCTTGGTTAGCATATGCTTCTTTTGTTTCTTCCCATTCTTCGCGAATGAGTTCCATATACAGATAGGCTTGTCCTGAATCTAGACCCTGATTAGAAGGTTGATCACAAGCGTCCATAAATTTTTTAACATCAATTTGATACATTACGAAAATAAATCCTCTAGTGTGGCAACTGGTTTTGTTTTCCAACCAATGCTCGTTGCAATTGTATTTAGTGGCTCAATAAATGCCTTCTCAAACATTAATTCATAGTCGATATATTTGTGAAGGTCAAATTCGTTTGGAATCTTAGAGGAAAATGCAATTACATTCTCACCAAGAGTGTTTGGCTCTTTCAAGTAAACGAACTTAATCTTATCGCCTTCATTGATTACAGGATATTTCATTTCAAGTTTAGCTTTCTTTAGTTCGTTATTATACAAAAGTGCGCCTCGAACCTGAATCGGTGTCCCCTTCTGATAGATATCTGCAGTAGAGGTATATTTTGTAAGATTGTTACAACCACGTGGGAAAGATATTTCTTCAGCTTTTCGGCTCTTAAAGTCTTGCCAATTATCTTCAACAAACTTTTGTAGAGCAGCTTCATCTTGCGTTAGGCAAAGTTTAACTGCCTCACGCAAACTTTCACGAACAGGAGCAGGTGTAGAGGATCTAACAATCTCAAGACCCATAACTTTTAGTTTCGGTTCTTTATAACGAACACCCTCATTGTCCCAGACATTAAGAGCATATCGTTTCTTAGCAACCCAGATACCACGATCGGCAATAGCTTCACGCTTGAAGAAGATCTTCTCATCAAAGGCATTTGTATAATCAGCCAACTTACTCATCGCCCTTGCAATGGCTGGCTCGATTTTTTCTTCAGCAATCTTGTCAAGAACATCAACAATCTTTTCTTTACTTAACCCACTATAAAACTTTTTGACCAATTTGTCAAGGGTAATATAGCAAGAATCTGTATCTGAATAGAAAGAATAAACTTCACCTTCAGTGCCACAGACTTCGTTAAGATATTCATCAAGTGCCTTGGCAGTCTCACGGATGATAAACTGACCAGATAATGTAATACCCTCAGCAATCTTATCATCATAATATCGGAAATACTGATTAGCGAGCGCACCATAAAGACTGTTCAACTGAATCTTACGAGCCATCTGGAAGTTGTTGTATTTTGCAATCTTACTTTTTAGGGATGGGTCTTTTGTTTTCTCAAACTCGCGTTCAGCTTCTTTCATTAGCTTCTTGTATTTCTGGCGGTCATCAAAGAATGTCTGAGTAATCTCAGCGAATACACCCTGCCGTTCTCTTGTGAATTTAGCACCATTAGCAGACATCGCGTGATCAGTATCGATATTTGTTTCTCGATTCAAGAGACGATCAACTGTAGTATCGATCTGTGCCTCATCGACCAAAGTCTCAGGCGACATATTGTATTGCATAATGATAGAAGGATACAAAGATGTCGCATCGAAACTCAGAACCCAGTCATATTCACCGATCTCAGGTTGCTGGACATATGCACCCTCAATAGTTCTATCCTCGTTCACACGCTTCTGTGGAATCATAATATTCTTTTTAAGAAGGTGATTATACAGAAGGCAATCCCATGTCCGAACAGAAGAATAAATGTCAGTGAGATTACACTTGGCATCATAAGCCATAGTTGCAATCAACTCTATAAGTTTCATCTTGTCTTCAAGTTCATCGACAAGTTGAGTATCGATGATGTTGTAATCAATAAACCGATTCCAATCTTTCTCATAGAACTCGCGGAATGTGTCGTAGTTATTTTCAAGTTTTTTGTGACCGAGTTCTACTTCAGCGATGTAATCGAGTTTATATGATTCACGAACAGTATAAGTGAACTTTTTATACAGGTCGAGATAATCGAGTTGAGCAACACCTTTAATATCATAAAGAGTGTGTTCTTTACCCATAATAGTAACAGACTTCCGACGAGTCATGTCGAATGGACTGAATCCATTTCTCACTTTGTTTTCTTTTAATTCATCTTGTTTACCAAACTTTCTGGCAAACCGAGACAAGAGATAAGGAATATCAAAAAACTCGATGTTCCAACCAGTTACAATATCAGGAGTGTTTTGAACCCACCAGTTACCAAACTTACCAAGAAGTTCTATTTCATCAGAACAAGGCTCGTATGTAACATTAAGGTTTTTTATCTCATCTGATACTGACGTCCACTCACCAACACCCCATGTCAAAACCTCTTTGGTGTTATTGTTCATCACTGTGATGAGGATAATTTCTTCAAGAGGGTTTTCTGGATCTGGGAATCCAAATTCAGTCGTTGTCTCAATATCAAGAGACCAAATACCCATTTGAGACATATCAAATGGAACCTCATCAGGATATTTCTGAGAAAGATATTGATATGTAAAATCAGTCTGACCGTAGATCGGATAGTTCCCAATACCCTCATATGTCTTCAGAAATTCTTTACATTCAGAAGCGTTTGGAAACTCAATAGGTTTTAAGTTTTCACCATACAAACCTTTGATGTCCGATTCCTCTTTGGAACGAACATAAAGTTTAGGTTTAAAGGAAGGGTCTCGTTCCGTGAAGGGCTTGCCGTCACGATAACCTCTGGTCAATACGTTTTTACCATATTGCCAGCAATAAGTATAGAATTCAGCCATGTTCTCAGTATGCCTCAAATGGGCAAAAATGTCAAGGATTAATCTTTGGTTTTCCAAAAATATTCATCAGTATCACCGAGTCGATAATCATAACCGTTCTCAACTTGATACTCAACAGTCGACACTTTGAAGTCTGGCATCTTAGGCTCTTGTGGCGTCAAAGAGTTATCGTAAACACGCATACGGTTGTTAGGGTATGCGGCATATTGTCCATTCTCTAATTCGAGAACATTAAAAGACTTGTGTTCATCTGGCGTCTCGGCAGTGCTATAATCAATCGTATCGACCTGAGCATGATAGTTATCCAGAGTGAAGCAATAAGTCCCTTTGAGGATTTGATGGCTTCGAGTGAAGACCTCGTAGTCCATACTGCCGATAAATTGCTTACAAACAGCAGTCACACCATAGTCCATTGCGTTCCAAAACTGTAAGTCTTGGAGAGGTAAATCTGGATATGGTGTTTTGGGTTCAGAAACAAATGCCGAGATGGGCAACTTATCATAAAGCGCACCATACTCAGGCAAAAATGTTTCGAAGTAGAAAGCACGTCCAGGAATAGACTTACATGTCACCCAATGACCTTCTACAAACTCACCATGACCTGACTGGTGATCCATCAAATATTCTTTACGAACATAAACCTTTTCATTGGGAAGATTGCAGATTAGAGTAGACATTAAACTTTCAACTTAGGTTTTTCAGGGACAATAACCCCAGAACCATAGTGAGTGTTATATTCATTTTTTAGATTATCAGTCGGTTGCATGATAGCAATGACATGAGTCGGCATAATATTCAAAGAATTATTTTCAGCATAAGGTGCATATGGAGCAAGACCGATACCAAACTTTTCTGGTTGACCTTCGATCGGCTGCATAATAATGACAGCTGGTTTATCCATTTTGATTACTTGGCGACCTTCGACTTCAAAGTCAGTTACAGTGCCGATAAGTTCTTCGCCTGAAGATAGTTTTAAAATCTGAATCATAGTGCGTTCTTCTCATCTTGAATTTCTTTACGACGTTCTTTCGTCAGTTTACCGAGTTCCCCAAGTGCCTTGCGTGCACGTGCAGCAGCAGCTTTAGTGCCGTTACCGAAAGTTTCATTTTCTTTGAGATAAGTTTCGAATTGCTCTACAATAGATTCATGAGTTGTCATAATATATCCTATTAAGTTAAGTTGGGGGAGCAACCACTGCTCCCCCTTATTTATTAGTCTTGCAAGAACTGCTTTTCGTCAATGCCAATTTTAATTTCTTTTGGCTTGCGTTCTTCTGGGACTATATGTTCGAGGAAAATCTTTAGCAGACCTCGAACGTGTGCCGCACCAGTCACTTGAACATCTTGATTTAGGGCGAAAGTCTTTGTGAAGTTACGAGCACCGATTCCTTTGTGGACAAAGTTACGGTCATCAGCTTCAGATTGAACACCTTGAACAACAAGTTTATTTCCTTCTGGAACTTGTGTGATTGATAGTTCCTCTTCATTGAATCCAGCTGCAGCAAATTCAATAGTATATTTGCCGTCGCCATCTTCGACAATGTTGTAAGGTGGATAATTATTAGAAAGTTCAGCTACTGTGTTTAGGTTATCGAATACTCGATCAAAACCAATAGTGAATGGGGAAATTGAGTTTGCGATCTCATGAAGATCACGTGCGTTAAATTTACGAACTACCATGTTCATTCTCCTTATAAAGCGAGTTTATGTTACAGCGACCCATTAGGCATCGCTACTCTATATATAAGCGTTTTATAGGAAAATGTCAAGAAAAAAGATTATTTTTTTCCAATATTATACTTCGTGATCAGTTCCCATTCACCCTTTTCTTTATACGGGAGAACTTTTATCTGACTCAGAGGTGCTTGGCTCTCGTGCTTTTCAGGAAATATAATTACTAGCAAACCCCAATCAGAAAGCAACTTGGCAATAGTGTTGCGACGTTCTAGATCGTTCTCGCCAAAGTCTGCGCCTTTACCGTCAAGAGCAAATAACTCCTTGAAGTGTGTGATGAAATACCTTCCCTGCTTATGTAAAATGTGGCAGGACTGATACAATACTTTGTCTTTTCTGGAGGCGACACCAATACGTGATAAGGTTTCTCGGATTTTGAGAAAGTCATCAGCATTCTTTAAGGTGATTTCTAGCGGCGCATATCCAGGATAATCAATATCGAAGAAATCTTCACTCATTATATTTCCTTGTTATTATTAGAGTGTGAGATTATTTATAAATATAAGTATGTCTAGACCAGAAAAATACTTTGTCCCCGTTAAAAATCTACTTGCAGTTGAAGAGCAAGAGCACATAATAAAAACTTGGAAAGAAAAAAACTTACAAGAATATTTTCTTGACTATACGTCTTCAATTGAGAAAATAATTGAAAAAACTAAAATTAGTTTTAAAGAAGAAGATTATCAAAGGCTGCTTAATGGGTATGGATTTGAGTTGCCCAATAATCAAAGTGCAAAAGATAAAATTAAAGAAATGGATATAACAACTAAAACCTCTCCGTTTGCTTTCTTTAATCCAATTAATTCTCCTGAAACATTTGATGCTATCGGTTTGGATTTTATTAATGATGTTAAACTGAGATATGGCGCAGACGAAGTTGTTTTTATTTATGGGAGAGATGTAAGTTCACCATATCATATTCATAAAGATCCAACCTATTATAGATCTTGCAATGTCAATATACCTTTATTTCCAGATTATTCACAATATAGATCTACATATTTTTATGAGACAATGGATCCATCTTCACTACAGGTTGAAGTTAAATATGCAGATTTAAGAACACCAGTCTTACTAAACAATAGAAAATTTCACAATTGTGGAGGAAGCCCGAATTATCAAGGATCTAGCCTCGCCATGCAAATGGGATATGACGCAAAATTTCTAGATGTGCGAAAGTATCTATCAAACCGTGGATTAATAGCCACCCCTCGATAACTTTTTCTTGATAGTTTCTATCTGATCAGGAGTCAAGATACGGAGAGCCGAAGCTGCCTTTGTGTTATTATATCCGTAATACTCTTTGACCAGTTCTAATTGTTCTTCTTTCTCAGCCTTCAACCATTTATTGAACCGCTTCTTGGGTCGCACAATACCGCGAAGGAAATCAAACTGTGCCTTCTTATCAATATGTGGTCGACTATTCATCTCGTTCGCAGCGATAACAGTATCAGCACCATAACTAAGTGCTTTGTTTACGATGAATGAATTATACTGCTTTTCTGACCAGTCATCAACAATCAAATTTTCTTTGGTGTGATGAATAGCATTCGCAAAGTCAAACGGACTAATAGCTTTCTTCTTGACTTTGAATTGTTCTTCGTCGACCCTGACGACTGGATCGCCCATACCCTCAAGCATTACTGTCTCCATAATTGAAAGCAATTCTATGCATTTCTCTTTTCTCGATATTCTCAAATGCCTCGCGTTGATGCAATGTTAGCCACTGATCAGAAATGACAACATCACCATCGACCCAATCGTGGTGATAAATATGACATGGATCTAGTGCATGCTTAACGATAATTTCGTGCAATTCTTCAAATTTATCTTCATGTGTTGGTGAATGAGATATTTGTAGGAATGGGTAATACAATCCTTTTTGACCCTCAGAGTTTTCGCAAACGACATCAAACGCTGTCTCTGAAACTACATCATTGAAGAAAGATTTCTCAGAACCACCATTAACTTCAGCGACATGCTTAGTATGAATCTTCATTGTTTCAAGTTCGGTTTGTATCTCTGCTGGTAGGGATTCATATACCTTTAACATATTAATCCAGCTAGTCCTTGACCCCGCCGAACCCTTGTTTGCATAAATCCAAACAATCGAATGTCGGTCAGGTTTTGTGACAGAATTAGCATGCCACTCAAGCGTCTCTGGTTTGTGAAATAATCCTGGACGACCATCATGACCAATTGCACCTGTAACACGAGTTACACCATCAGCAATCGATAGACTGCCCATGCGTTCTCGTTTCCAATCATTATCCCAATGTGACTCAACTTCACCAATCATCTTACAGAATGTTAATTGTTCTTCTGGTGTAATATGTTGGTTTCTTATAACAACGATTAAATGTTCATCAAGTGCCTCTGATACAATATCAGCTGTATCCTGAGTAGCATTTTTTATATCAAGTTCTAAATTCAACATTCGCCATAATCTCCGTAAGGCAAGCAGTCAAATTAATTTCTTGGTCGGCAACAAAAGCTGCCTTGTATTGATAGTCTGCGATCAAAAGAACCAGTTGAGGAACTTGCGACACTTTGTCGAGGAGCGTATCATAAATCTTACGATAAACACCTTGAGGGTCAGCGTCAACATTATTGGCGACCCATTGTCGCATTTTCTTCCAGTCTTTATCACGCAGACTATCAATAAGTGCCTTGGTATTTACTTCAGCAAGGTTAGAGAGAATCCCCTCGTCGATCTTACCAGAAACACTGTAGCGTTGCAGTTCATTTAGGACACGGCGATAGTCAGGGAAGTGTTTCATCAAAAGTTCAGCAAGGACTTTTTCAGAATACTCAACACTCTCCCCATCTAGGATATTTGACATTCGCTTCATAAAGCGAGCCGCCATCTGTTGCCGTTCAGCCTTACCGAGTTTGAAATCAATCACAGTAGTTCGGCTGTGTAGTGGTTCAATAATCCTGTTACGGAAGTTACAGGTAAAGATGAACCGACAGTTCGAGGAGAACTCCTCAATGAATGCACGCAAGGCAGGTTGTGTCGAGTTAGGATTCAAATAATCTGCTTCGTCAAGGATAACTACTTTTGGCTTGCCCTCAAAGGACACAGTGCTGGCGAAGTCTTTAATCTTTGTCCGAAGAACATCGATACCAGACTCCTCAGAGCCGTTGATAATAATATAGTCACACCCTAACTCGTTACACAACGCACGAGCGACCGTCGTCTTTCCCGTGCCAGCAGTGCCACAAAGAAGCAAGTTAGAAATCTCTCCACGATCCACGAACTGTTGGAATGTATCCAAGAGAGAGGAGGGTAAGATACACTCACTCAGTTTTTGTGGGCGGTATTTTTCAACCCAGAGAAATTCATCTTGCTTATTCATAGTCACTCCTAACCAATTTTATCTTCAGAACCAACGCCATCAGAAAGTTCAAGCGTTAAGTCTTCACCACCTGTATCATACTCTTCGCCCTTCAAAAAGGCAAGAATATTCTGCGGCGATGATACACCATAAGGGTCATCATCAGCATTGTTACGGAAACCACGCTCAATGAATGAATTGACAATCTCATAGTTTTCTACGACAATAGCGTATCGCCATGACCTAATACCAAAACCAAGATTGTCTTTGGCAACGTCCATACCCATAGATGATGTGAACAAATTTGACCCATCAGGAATAACCTGCACATGATTCAAACCTTGGTCTTTTGCCCAGCAATTCATTACAAATGCATCGTTTACTGATACACAAAAGATGTTCTCAACACCCTGTTCTTGAAACTCTGGAAAAAGTTTCTCAAAATCTGGCAGTTGAAATGTTGAACATGTTGGAGTAAATGCTCCTGGAAGTGAGAAGATAATGTTCTTTCCACGTCCCACGATTTCGTGTGTTGTTTTTTGTTCCCAGCGATATGGATTATCGCCCCCAATGCTTTCATCGCGCACACGAAGCTGATGAACAACATTAGGAATACGGCGTGGCCATGGTGGCATGATGCCCTCCTTAGATTGTTGAGTTAGGTTCGAGAGCCAACCAGTATTTCAGTTCGGCGGCTTTATTGTCAAGGAACATAAACTTCTTCTGTGACAGAACGACACGATAGTCGCCAGCAATTACTTTGAAGTTCTCAACAGCGAGGCGACAATCAAACTCTTTGTCAGTCTCACCGATTACTTGACGGAAAGTATTGCTACGAGGGGTTGACGGATCGCCAACAGACAGAGTTACTTTACCATCGCGACCAACGACACTCAATACAGGTGCATTGATAACAGATGCAGCACGTGTAATATTCACGATCTCATCTTTGGTCAACTCAAACTCATAGAAGTTGTCAACCTCGATAGTGCGGTCAGGAGCAGCCACGATAATTGATGGATCGGCATAGAAGTATTCAAACTCTGCACCACCGCTATTAATCTTCAGGCTCTCGTCACCCAAGTCGAGGTCAGGATTTTCAGTAAAGGTCAGCAAACCCAACAAACTGTTGAGGTCATAAATCGCAAATTCTTTACCGAAAGTTTCACCCACAGTTGCGCGGGAGAAAATGTTCTTACCATTACTAATCGTGGCAAGAGTGTTACCCTCACGAACGAGAATGTTCGTGTTGATAGTTGCGAAGTTCTTTAGAACTTCAAGGGTTGGTTTTGAAATATTCATAATATAATCCTCTTTCTTTAATCAACATTCTTGTTATACCGCAAGTGAAAGTAAATGTCAAGCAGTATAGCCAATTATTTTAGTTTCCCACTCAATATTATTTTCTTCACACCAGAGACGGTATTCATCGTTATTAATTTGAAATGAAGTTTTTCCTTCAAGGATTTCTTTATATTTTTTATTGTAGGATTCTTCGTCTTTAAACATAAACCAAGTTGTGATTTCTAAACCATCAACTGAAAAATCAAAACCATAATCTAAGAGAATACCAATCTCTTTTGCTTCATTAAATTCATCAGTTAGATCGGGCAATCTACTTGATTCTGAATTTGGATAAAACAAATCTCGGAGAGAAGATCTTTTTAATATGAATTCAACACGATATGCCATTCAAATATTCCAATACTTTATTATCATTTCCATTAATTATATGATATGAAACAAATTGTTTCGTAAATTTATATGTGACAGGATTTTCATAATTAACAAACTCTATTACTTTATCTTCACGTTTATATCGTTCAGGAGTTTTGTTTAAGTTTGTTATAACATTTCTTCCTGACAAATTATATGTATTAAAGAAGTTTATCCAGCTATCATATTTCTCAAAAATCACAGAATCATATAATTGATGAAAAAATTTAGTGTAATTTCTCACTCTTGTAAATTTATTAACCGTGTGATCAGCATACGCTCTTGACAACACACATGCATTAATTTCTGGTATGTGTATTAAACCAGCACAACAGATTATTTCATCATCTTTCTCATAGATGTAGAATCCATTTTTGTCACCATCATAAATTTTCTGTATGTATAATTGATGATACAATGTCTCAGGTCTTGTTTGCCAGTCAACTAATTCGACATTCCTTGCTGCAGGATGTGGATCGTTCTGCGCAGATTGGCAAAACTTCATTAACTTATCACTTGTATAAGAACTGTCGACCCTAAAGATCATCAAATTTTCCATAAAGTTTATCGCAAAAATCTTTTGCCCCCAAACGAAGGGCGTTATGAAATTGTCCTAACTCTGTATTATCATAAACATAGATCGGCATATTTTCAGCTACAACATATTCGAGTTCTTCGCGCTTTCTACAAACAGCATTATGTAATGAATCTTCGGCTGCGAGCAACTCTTCATCAAATCTTATCGTAGCACCTTTCTTTGAGAACATAAATGGTCTATTCATTGGAACACCACCAACTGTAAAGGCTTTTAAGTAATCAAATAACTTCATAATATCAGCTAGTTCATTGCGAGGAACTGACTTCCATATCTGTCGTAAAAAATGTCTAGATTGCAACCATTCAGATGTTGTGATTTCACCTTCTGGGATTAAGACATTAGTTTCACCTAATGCTAAGACGTCAAACTCATGCGTCCCTATAAGTTGGTCAATTTCTTCTCTGGCATCAGGTGTTAGATAGTCATCACCATCAATAAGAACAAGATAGTCGTGTTCAGTTTTTTGAAAATAATCTAACACAGAGTTTTTACCGCGCCCTGGAGTGCCATTAGATTCACTGATGTGGACAGGAAATTCATACTCGGTTGAAATAGTTTGAGCCAGAGAGGCAAAGTCGTTGTCTGTTGTATTAATAACGACAATCCGCTCTTGAGGAGAGGAGTTAGAGTTCACGGATCGCAGACACCGCTTTAACTTCTCTGGCTTATCGCTGGTTAAAACAGCGAATAGGATATTATTCTTCGAAACCGATTTCATCAATAAACTCAATAATTTCTTTCATCTGTGAATATGATAAATGTATCGTATGTTCTTTCCAAACAGCATCGGAAGGATAATTTTCAGGGTCGTCATGACACCAGCGAGCCTGATCAATAAAGATGGTCGCTCGATCTTTATGCCATTTCAAAACTTCAACAAATACTTCTTCATGCTCATGAACCGCATGGCTCAAACGATCGACTGTCGGGGTGGCTGGTGGTCCAAGTGCCTTGCAGCCATCTATTTTCTTTGTGTATTTCATTCGCCATGCTCTAGGTCGTGCACATGTAGTGCGATCAACCCATAATGCAAAACTTTCATCAAGTCTTTGCGATTGTATCCATCTTTCTTACCATAGCGTTGAGCATACTTCATGATGTTCCCAATACAGAAACCTTCACCATGCCCACCATCGATGATAAACTCAGTGGCTTGAAACTGATTCGTCGAATAATGCTCTCCATATGTAGCATCGACATATTTTTGAAGGTCAGCCAGAAGCTGACCCTCATTGTATTTGTAATCGGTTTTAGATGTCAACTTGTTCACCTTCAGTAGTTTCTTCTTCATTAAGAGACACACCAGCGTCAACCTTAGTATATAGGTCGAGGAATGCCTGACGGGTATCTTCATCAAAGCGATTAACGCACAACTCGATTGCTTTCAACCGATCTTCAAACATAGCATACGCATTTACGATATGCTCGATCCGACGAGTAGAAACAAGGTCTTCGATCGCACCTTCGTTGAAAGTCTTACGAATAACATCTGCCCAGCGGACAAGTTTCTCAGCAAAATCTTCATCGACTTTACCAACTTTGTTCATCTTACCGAGAACGATCTTTAACTCTTGAGACTCGGTTGGATACTGCTGTTCAACAGTCACGGCGAAACGCTCGAGGAATGCCTCGTCAAGGATCTGGGCAGAGATGAATTTACCATCATCCGAGCCACGACCTTTAGTGTTAGCAGTCGCGATTACATTAAAGCCAGCAGCAGGTGTGATCACCTCACCAGTCTTCTTATTGAAGTATGGCTTACCTTCGAGAATCGCTTGAAGGCACATCAGCTTATTAGAGCCACGATCCAACTCGTCGAGAATCAGGACAGCACCACGCTTCATAGCAGTGAGAACTGGACCTTCGCGATAAACGACATTGCCATCGACCAGTGTGTTACCACCAATCAAATCATCTTCGTCAGTCTCTACAGAGATATTGACACGGATAGCTTCACGCTTCAGTTTAGCACAAACCTGCTCAACCATCGTGGTCTTACCATTACCTGACAGACCAGAGATGAAAGTCGGATAGAAAATACCAGACTTCACGATCTTGATAAGATCTCGGTGGAAGCCAAACGCGACATATGTCGCATCGACTACAGGGACAAGATTATCAACTTCGACAGCTAACTTAGCTTGTGTCACGATCTTAGCATCCTCGACAGGAGTGGGTGTAGGATTGGAGGCAACAACCTTCAGACCAGCAGCTTCAACTGAGTATTTATTGTGACCAACTTTGTGCTCACGGAAAAACCAATGCGGATACGAAACACCGATACGCTCGGCGAGACTTGCAATCTCAGGACGACTGAAGATGGCTTGACTTTCACCAGCCAAGGCATCCAACAATTTTTGACGATTCAATTTAGACATAATAAAAACCTCTCTCTCAAGTTATACTCTATTCTCTCTTATCCTCAGACAAATGTCAAGCAATTTTTTCAATAAATTTTGTTAAAAATTTCCGCGATGTCGTCTTAGATTTCTGGAATTTACGGAATCCTTTGACAAGGTCATTTTTCTTATCGCTGGCGACTTCCAGATCCTCGACATTACCCAGATCTTTAGCACGAAGGACATAAGCATTGGCAAACCCATTCATACCATCCATCTGCATAAACCCATCTTTCAACCACTCGGCTTTGTATTGTTTCTCAAAATCGTGTTCATTGTAACCATGCATATCCATCCAGCTATATTTCAGGTCACGCTTTTGCGGATTTGCCAAGAAGTAATTAATGGTGCGCGAGCCAGTCGTCTTGTCAAAATGTTTCAGGACAGCCTCACAGACAACATCGCTCCAGCGGTGGCTGAAAACTTTACCTTTCGCATTTGCGATAGTCGTGACTCCACCTTCAGTGATTACACAATGGTCACCGCCACGACCGCCGCGATAAGTTGGCAAATCACCGACAAGCAACTGACCAGTGTTTCCACCATCAGTCAGGAACAAAGTGTTTAGAACTTCGATGTTATATTGATTACGGAAATCAATAGCACGGTCACGCAACAACAGGATAGTCTCAGCCAACGGAGTTCCGCCGAGTTCCAGATGCATTGGAAGAGTATTGCGTTTAACATGTGGCTTGGCATCATACCTTTCTCCATATGCTGATGCGAGAAGTAGTAAATTAGCAAATGCTTTTTTGTATCCAGCAGAACTCATATCAGAACTGATCAGTTTATTGATACATAGACCAGCATCAGCAATTCGGATGTCAGACTCTTTCTGATTCTGCACGAGATGTTCTTGATGGTCGCCCCAGTGACGATCTGTGAATGAGTAAACCTCAAATGGGATATTTACTTTTTTGCAGAACGATACTTGAACAAGCATCTGCTCAATAGTCTCAGACATCTTATCATACATAGAACCAGAGAAGTCGATGACCATCAGCATACCGTGATTCTTACCATCAGGAACAACAGTGTTTGACAAGAAGACATCTTCAGTCAGCTTCGTCGCCCATAGTTTATCAGCGTTCAATACACCAGTCTTGTTTTCGCGGGACTTGGCGAACTGAGCAGCTTTACGCTTGGCTTCGAACTGCTGCACCATGAAGTTGATATACGCATTATTTTTAGCGCGGAAGTCTTTGGTGAATTGTTCAATCGCAACAGAACGGTCAACTTTTTCTTCTTTATACGACCAAGCATCTTCTTTTATAAAACGAATAATCTCAAGATACTCTGAATTCTCAAACTCTGTCCAAGGATCCATCTTAACCCACTTCTTGTAATCAAGTTTAGGGAAGTTACCATAGAAGTAATCACCAGCACCATTATTGATCAGCTGTTCTTCATTGTTGCGGAAAGCATTGTCAGTAGCAGAGGCTGGATCAAAATCAGAATCTTCAGTTGTCTCGTCAGAGGCAACAGTTTCTTCAGTAGTTTCATCAGACTCATCCTGACCTTCATCATTGTCGTCTGACTTATCACCTTTGTCATCTTCTTTTTCTTCTTCGCCTGTCTCAGCAGACTCTTCAGTGACTTCATCCTCTTCAGAGATCTCACCGCCATCAATGTCATCCATCATAAGGTCGTCAGCCATATCAATCATAGCTTGTTCATTTTTTGACAACTCATAGATCTCGGTGGCGACAGCGACAACATCTTCCCAAGTTTCACAAGTGGCGACTTTGTCAACATAGACAAGTTCGGCATCCGTAAACTCGACAGCAGCAAACATACCGACTTTGAAGTGGATATTGATGCGGTCAATCAAAGGATATTCGTTAATGTCGCGACCATTTAGACCAAAGAAGTCGCGTTCATATAATTCTTTGTAACCTTTGAAGAAATTTTTGACAAGCCCAGGATAGCGACTCTTTATATCGCGCTCGATACGAGCATCCTCAACGACATTAAGGAAGGACTTGAACCCATTACCCTTAACACTAGCAGCATCGTGCCAGCCTTCAAGCGGCGTGTTCAATGCATGACTGACCTCATGACCAATCAACAGGTCATAAAGGTCAGATGACATTTCATTAAAAATGGGGAGAACGACTTTTCGCTCTTTCAAATCAAAGTAAGCAGTCTTGACGTTTTGATGCTCGACGCTGACATTCTCAGTAGCGAGCAACTTAGCTAATGTGCTTTTTTGGGTGATTTCCATAATATACTCCTCAACTCTTAGTCTTAGAATATCGCATTTTTACCCAAATGTCAACACCTAATATTACATTTTATCAAAATATCTTGTAATTGCTTTGATTTTTTCAATCTGTCTATCAATAATAGCTGTTCTATTTGGCCATTTAATGATGTCTTTTTCAGGATTCTTTTTCAGATTGAGTAGGAGAGGCAGGATAAGATCCTCAACATCTCGGAGTTTAGTCGCCACATCTTGCTCTACCAATGCTCTATGGTCGTTAATCATATCGGAGTTATCAGCTGTGATGATACGAGCCTCAAGCTGTTCAAGTTTGTCCATAATAGTTTCAATCTGATCAGAAGGAATCTCAGCCTGAACAAGTTGCGTTGATACAGGACTTACCTCAAGTTCGTCCTCGTCTACCATAGTGAAACCAAAATCGAAATCGTCAGACATTATTTGCCTCCAGTTGTTTGCGCACATCAGACCGAACTTTCTTAGTGACCTTCTTTTTCATCGCTTTGATGGCTCGGTCTAGTTTCAGCTTTGACACACGCTGTGTAAAGTTTTGTCCAATCATATGGTCATACTCATGCAGAACAACTCTTGCGGCAAGATCTTTGAACTGCTCAACAACTTCATTACCTTCTGTATCTTGGTATTTTAATGTCACCTCAGTTGGTCTTTTGACCATAAGGAATACTCCAGGAAGTGACAAACAACCTTCTTTCATAGATACAGATTCATCGCCAATAGCAATAATAATAGGGTTGATAATATATCTCGTGAGTGCCTCACCATCACCGAACACAAAAACCTTCATGTCTAATCCAACTTGGTTTGCTGATAATCCAATACCACCAAGTTCTTTCATGCGCTCAAAAAGTTTATCACAAACTTCTTTTGCGTTTTCGTTTTCAAATTCAAACTCTTTTGGCTCACGCTTCAAAAGTTCATCACTAAAATCCAAGAGTTCTAATTCCATTATACCATCACCGAGTAGTTTTGCTTTTTCTCAAACTTAATCACAGATCTAAACTTGTCGAACAGCTGGTCGCCTTTATGAGAAATAACAAAAACATTTGTGTCCTCACCGATTGTGTTCAACAAAGTCATGACATAATCTGTGCCGTTATTATCTAGGGAACTATCAAACACCTCATCGAGAATAAGAAGATTGGTGCTTGCACTATTCTTCATCTTGGCGATAGTTCTCCATGTAAACAACAGAGCCAAATCAATACGCTGTTTCTCACCTTCACTGAAACTTGCATAAGAAAACTTATCACGCCCACGAGATTTAATTGTCTCGTTGAACTTCTCATCAAGGTTAAAGTTGACAAAGAAGTCCATAGCTGCTAAGTATTTATTCGCCAAAGAATTAATAGCTGGGAGATACTGCTTAATGATTCGGGTTTTGATGCCTGAATCTTTTAGCAATGCAGCTGCTGCATTCATATAATGCATCTCTTGATTCTTCTCAGAACGCAAACTATTTTTAGTCGTTACTTCTTTGGCGAGTTCTTTGAGTTTAGATTGTTCGGACTCAATATCAGCCACACGCCCCCGAGCATCGCCCAACTCTGCATGTAAGCGTTGAAGATATCTTTGATTCGAGGTAATCTCATTATTTGTCTCTATAATTTCTGATTGTATTTTTTTGTAATCTTCAATCAAGCTATCCAACTCTGAGAACTCAGAGTCCATCTGTTGATTTGCTTGTTCGATTTCTTTGATTTTATCCAAGCGTTCCTGTTGTATCTCTTCCTTAAATTCGTGTGGGATACCCTGTTTACAGGTTGGACAATCGTCGTGCTCTTCATAAAATGAAAGTTCCTTGTTCAGCTTATTTATCTGTGACTGAAATTTGTCTTGATATTTTTCAAGTTTTCTTCTTTTATCTTCGGGGTTGCCAAGTGTCTCCGCCTGTTCTGATTTTTTCTTAGCTTGTTCTTGTAAGTCTTCGATCGCTTTGTCCAACTCATTAATCTTCCCCTCAATTTCTGTGATTTTCTCAGCCTTGTTATTTTCTAATGTTTCAATATATCCTTTTTGAATCTCAGCTTTTTGTTTAGCAACCTCAACCTGTGCTTCGATTTCTCTAACTTCTCCTTGGATTCCAGTCAATTGTTCCTTTAACAATCCATTCATGGTTGTGAAGATCTGGATATCCAAAATGTCTTCAATAACCTCGCGGCGAATATGAGCAGGAAGCTGCATAAATGGTGTGAATGATGCACTACCAAGAATAACAATCTGTGTGAATGACTTATAATTTAGATTTAAGATAGACTCTTCAAGATACTTCTGTGTATCCCTCAGAGCAGCATCCTGATCAATCATTTCATCATTGCGATAGATCTCAAAGAAGTTTGGCTTCACACCACGACGAACTTTGTATTGATGTTTGCCAGATCGAAACTCAACCTCTACTTCTAGATTTTTACCATTGATAGAATTTACAAGTTGTGGTTTATTAATATTACGAAATGGTTTATTAAATAGCCCGAAACACAATGCATCTAAAAATGTGGACTTACCTGCACCATTATCCCCAATAATAAGTGTGCTTGGTGAACGAGTAAAGTCAACTTCTGAGAAAGAATTACCAGTAGAAAGAAAGTTTTTCCACCTAAGTTTTTCAAAATAAATCATGCTAAGTTTCTTGCTTCTACATAAAGAGTTTTCATCACAGTCTTCAGCTTCTCTCTATCTAGGTCAGTCTGAATGTTATCAATATAATCATCTAGTAAAGTTATTGTGTCTTCTAAATTGAGATTATCAGCATCAATTGCGTCATCTTCAAATTCAGAAAAGTCTTCAATAATTTTAAGTTCAATTAAATTGCAGCTTTCAAGTTTGTCAATAAAATTATCGAACCTTGAGAAATCAGATTTATTTACAATAACAACCTTTACAGATCCGCCCTTAACACGATCAAAATCAATAGCATCGAGACTTGCTCGAGAAGCATCATCTGAGTCGTTGTAATAAAATTTGTGAAAGATGTTAAAGGGGTTTTGAACAAACTCAAGTTCATCTGTTTCTGTATCATAGATGTGAAAGCCTCTAGGGTCATCATAATCGCTCCAAGTAATTTCATAAGGATTACCAAGATAAGTAATGTTGCCATTGCTACTACGATGGTGAAAATGACCAGAGCAAACAAGGGAAAACTTATCAAATATAGATGGATCCATTCCATGGTCATTCGCATGCCCTTTATACATCTGGAACCCAGCGAGTTCATAGTGTCCAAAACATACTGTAGCGTCTGTTTCATTGATTGCCTCCATAGTCTGTTTGTAGTTGTCAGAGCAGATCCATGGTGTAAATAGAATGTTCTTTTTACCAAAAGACAACTCAGTTACTTCAGGATATATCTGAATATTATCATAATCTTTGAGCAACAATTCTGGAGAGTTTACCTCATTGGTGTTCTTAAAATAAGTATCATGATTTCCAGGAATCATATGCATATCAATCTGCATCTGTTCAGTTTTATCAAAGAAATACTCACGACATTTTTTATATGTGTTGAAGTTGATAAACTTACGTCGATCGAAAATATCACCCAAGTGAATGATAGTTTTGATTTGCCGTTTTTCAAGTTCTGGGAAAAATGTTTGAGAATAAAACTTTTCAAAAAAGTTATCAAATGGAATCGAATCAGATCTCGCACCAAAGTGCGTATCAGTTATCAGTGCTATTTTCATTACGAATATCCGTTGCGGAGATTGATTCAATCTCCTCTCCTAAATGCTCTTGTTCAATTATATATCCAACATCCCGACCATAAGTTATATGTGTGATGTTTGCTGAGCGCGATAATTCAAAATCTACACCATAAATATACCCTTCTGCCTCCAAAGAGTCAACAATATTTTTTGAGACAGTTTTCCAGTCGTATGGATTGTTTTCGTCTTTTGGCATATGCCTCACTGTGATGAGGACTTGACCAGTTTTTTGAAGGGCTTTTTTAAATAGTTCTGTATGCCCTCGATGCCATGGCTGGTATCTTCCAAGGAGGAGCGTAGTTGGTTTAGTCCAATCCATTTTGTAATCCTAACATCATATTCGTCACGCTTTGGTCTTTCAAAAAGTTTATTTGTATCTTCGAATCTACCTTCTTTGATGGTGTCCATCCATATCACAAAGTGTGGGTCACAGATACTTCTTATTTGTTTAGTTGGAGCAATAAAATCTAAAATACCCCACTGATCGCGCATATACAATGCTTGCTTTATTCTTCCACCGCGACTAAAATCCCAATTGTCAGTATATTCTCGAACAACATCTGCATTATGATATGGAACACGAAAATTAAATGCTAATTCACTGGCAAGAGTAGTCTTACCAGATCCTGGAAGTCCCATTATCAAAATTTTCATTAAGCAACCATAAATTCAGGGACATCACGTTTTGTATAACGAGCCATATCCATTTTGTAAGTGCGATAGTAATTACGATAAGCGTCAATAGAACTTTCCATCTTAACATCGTCGGGCATCGCTTGAGGCATTTTTGTCATTGGACCATCTTTAATATTATGTGGTGGCATTGACAAAATATCTTCTAGTTTTTCCTGAGTCAAATGTTTTTTACCATAACGATGAGTGTATTCCTTACAAAGTTCTAACCATAATGAATACAACCAGAGATAATTGGTAAATGTTTCGCGTGTCCATACAGCTGACGGATGATTGATATGTGATGCTTTGTAAAGAACACCATCCATATTATCATTCGGATGACGCCAGCGTTTGATGCGACGCCCAGAAGAGTCATCGATATATTCTTCACCATCAAGCATACGGTGAGCAGTCGACATAAGTTGGGCATACTCGATAATCATTTTGACCACATGCTTGTCAAGGTGCATCTGGGCAGCTGTTTCAAAATTTTCGTCAAGATAAAAAATATTCATGGCATTCTCCTAAACGCTTCGATATAGTGATTATGCAACACTTTTCTTGCAATGTCAAGATCTTTTTTTAAGTGAGGATAAGCCACTATACCATTGTTGAAATCTTTTTCATATTTTGTGACTATTTCTTTAGCGACCTTCAAGGGCATCTTTGATTTTTTGTCTGGCATCTCTCTTACCCATGTCATAAACTTCTTGGATAAAATTATATAGGTCTGTTCCATTGAAGTCAAGAACATTAATTATCTCTGGGTTTCCTCGCATATCTTTAATATGTATTTCAATTTTTTCTGGAGAACCTGGATCCCACGCAGCAAGGTTTAGTTGCATGGGAGGAGTTCCAGGAATATATCTGATATCAGTAATATGTCGTAAAAGTTTAGAATATGGATATGTCATTATTGTGTTCCTCTGAGAATTTTAACAAGCGTGTTAGTTTGACTTATAGCATCGTCCAAGGCATTATGCCATTTACCGCCTTGATCGTTCTCAACCTGACGAATATGAGCGTTATTAACACCAAACAAATGTGTTACTGTCTTGTAACAATAACAATGCCAATACTTCCAAGGAACTGGAAGATTCAATTCATGGCAAGCTGACTCAATAATCCCGAGGTCAAATTGTGCACTATTTCCCCACGTAGGTGTTGAAACACCATACCACTTTATAAAATCAGTAATGACTTTATCGAACTGCTCAACATCAACCATAAGAGACTTCAATGCCGCTGGGTCTTTTTTAGACCACCAATCAAGAGTTCCTTTATCAATATGCCGATTAAATTTCTTTGCTGTTGATGCATCTATATTTTGATAATAAGTATCGATAACACCGCTCTCAATATTAAATTTTACAGCACCAATTGACAAGATCGCAGCATTACTGCGATTACTGAGGGTCTCAATGTCAATCATCACTTGATATTTTTTAGGGTCTTCATAATCAAACTTATACATTACCACTTACCATTTTGTTTCCAAGTATGTTCAAAGGAGAAATCCTCTGTCATATTGAGTAACTGTGCTTCTTGCTCACCATCGAGCATGTCCTGATCAGAGCGGGGGTCATCAGCCTTTGCCAATCTCTTTGCTCGGTCAACGACTCGACCAGTCTGCCTACTGAAATCAAAGAACTTCCAAGGATCTTCAACAGATTTATATGAGGCATCAAAGTCTGCTTCCCAATTACCATCGGCGTCGATCTCAAACTTATAAGTCGCTCTGTATTCACCATTACCAAACGAAATCCACTCGCCTGTCCCAAACTCTTCAAAGTCAAGTTCTGGGCTGAAACGGTGCTCGAATTTGAACCCACCTCTAGTTCTCCAGAAAAATCTAAGAATTGGCCAGACTTCATTCATTAGGCTTTCGGCAAAAGGGTTATCAGGAATTTCGATAATATTCGTATCAAAATTTTCCCATTCGATCTCCTTTATACATGATTCATCATGAAAAGTCAAGGAGTAATGTTTACTTTCTAGTGCATCCCTCTTACTCACAGGAGTTCCCTTTGCATTCATAGCAGGGTTATAGACAGGATTTTGAACAATGAGTTTATCGACCATCATATAGATGTTTTTAATTCTTGTTAGGACATGTGGTCCAGCAACTCTATAATCTTCAGTGATCCAATGCCCGCAATATAAATGTGGTAGGATATTGAACCTAGATAAATCTTGTCCCATAATTGAATCAGGGCGTGGCATCAATCCATAACCGAGGCTGATGCTATTTAAATTGTTTTCTCTATGCCTCCATAAAAATTGCATTGTTTGATAATGGTCGTTCGGTTCTTCTGTTGGCCATCCTGAAATCCAATTTGTCATTGCTACGATTCCAACTTCCTTAATGTCTCGAAAGTTTTGTTCCATTGCCTCAACCGTGACTTTCTTATCAATACTATCGAGGACTTTTTGACTTGCCGACTCACATCCAAAATTCATAGCAATGCATTTACCTGCAGCCAATTGTTTTAGATAATCTAAATCCATCCTTCCGTCATGACGAGCATATCCAAGCCACATAACGTCCAATTCATTTTCTTCAATGAGATTGGCAAACTCTTTCAATTCTTTTAGGTTTCCGTTTACCAAACTATCTAAGAAGTAGAATACTTGTGACCCTCTAGTTTCATAGAAGTATTTTACTTCAGAGAATGCATCTGTAAATTCTCTTTGTCTATATTTGTTAAAGTGAGTCTCGGAACAAAAGGTGCACTTAGCAACACAGCCCCTAGAAAACTCAGAAGATATTGCATTTGGAATAATGTATTGATTGAAATCTAGACTACAATAATCAGGCAAAGGCAAATTACTAATATTCAATCTCTGATCAGAAACCTGATTTATAATAACAGGCTTTGGTTCCTCGATTCCTGCTTCGATTTTATTGAGGACACTTAGGATTGCATTTTCGCCTTCGCCAGAAACAATATAATCATAGATTGTTTTACCTGAATAATCATCTTGAATGGATTGAATGTTAGAACCACCCACAATAAACTTTGTGTCTGGTAATTGCGAACGAATCCTATCAACAAACCAATGGGTGACACGTTCACTAAACACATACTCAGTAAATCCTATCACATCAGGTTTGTAATCGATTAAGGCTTTAGCTTGGTCTTCCCAAAAACTTTCAAACCATGGTAATATAACATTATGAAAGTCTGCATCTTGCCAACGCCAACTACCAGTCGTCCAGAGGTCATCATCTATTTCATTTTCTAATTGAGAGTAATTGTATGAAGTTACATTGAAATCGAAAATATCAGTTTCATATCCAGCAGTTTTAGTCACCCCTGCAAGGCGAGCAAGATTGTATGGTGGAAATTGAACCGACCACATTGGCATAACGACGAGCGCAAGTTTAGTATTTCTTGTAGCATAATCGATAACTACGTCTGAAGTTTTTTGTTTCACCATCTTACGATTGGGAGAAATGACATCAAGCATCGCTTGGTCGCGTTCAACTGACATTATTTGTGCCATTGACCAGCACCTTCCCAATCTAATTTAAAACTTAGATCTATCTCTTTATTATATCTCTCAGCGCGACTCTTCACCTCTGCTATTTCATCTTCTGTCTGTTGACCCTTTGAGTGTATAGAGATTGCTTCAGTAATGTGACTTGGATTCAGGTCTAAATCGATGAATGAAAATGGCTCGTCTATTTGCTTGAAATCAAAACTTAACTTCATAGCCCAATAGCCTTCATCATCTATATCAAATTTTATGTTATAAGATAACTTGTTCTTACCGAAAGAGTCGCCCAAAAACCCTTCATCAATCTTCGGGTCTGCCATTATTTCTATGTTGAACGCACCCTTCATTTTCCATAGTATTCTAAGTAACGACCAGACTTCGTTTACCATGGTCTTAGCATATGGGTTTAAGTCCTCTTTAATGAGATGAAAATCCTCGAAGTCATCAAACTGTTCAAACTCATTGTCTAGATTTTTAAAGAATTTAAAGTTGTAGTGGTCTAATGGATTAGCCATAGATGAATTATTTTCAATCATCATCCCTTCTGTATTTCTCAGTTCTCGTATGAAGATGTTTGCCATCTTAGCACGAACTTTATTTGTATCTCCACCCTGAGAAAAATCATCTAAGATCCAGTGGCCACCATAGGCTAAATTTGAATACTTTTTATAAAATTGTGAAGGGTTCAATCCAACCATGGCAGATGACATAACCCAATAATCTGGTGCAATAGCGATTGACTTCAAATTTCTACAAGCCGATCTCCACAACATCTCATATGTCTTATAAACTTCTGAGATTTGTTCTTCGGGGGATCCAAAAATAATCTGACTTTGTGCCCAGAGTTTAACCCTAGCAAATGAATCCATGTTGTCGTGAATGGTCTGGACATTGACCTTCTTATTCATCTTATTCAGTGCACCCTGTGCACCAGTCTCGGTTCCAAAGTTCATACCCCACAATCCACCATCTTTTAGGATTTGAAGATACTCATCGGTCATCCTTTTGTCATGCCGAGCATAACCAAACCACCAGATAGGAAGTTCCCTTTCTTTTACTTCTATGGCAAACTCTTTTAATTTTTTAAGGTCGCCATTGATGAGGCTGTCCGTGAACCAAAACATTTGGACGCCATGGGTTTCATATAATTCTTGCAATTCATCAACAAGAGTGGTTGATTCTTTTTGACGATATTTCCAGAAATGAGTTTCAGAACAGAAAGAACACTTAGCTACACAACCACGTGAAAATTCAGTCAACATACAATTTGGCATATCATAGAGATTCAAATCCAAATCTGTGTAATCTGGTGTTGGAAGTTCATCTAGACTCAACCTTTGCCTTGATGATTCAAAAATTTTCACTCCATCATTTTCAATACCCATTTCAATTTCATTCAGTATAGGTAAGAATGTTTCCTCGCCTTCACCAACTGATACATAATCGATATCAAATTGATTTTGAGAATTTGCAGAGTCTGTAAGTGTATTTGGTCCACCGAGTATGATTTTAATATTCGGATTATGCTTCTTCATCATATCAGTATATCTGTGAGTTGCAAACCTGTTATAAAAATAACAAGAGACACCAACGATATCTGGATTATAATTTTCTAACATTTCCATCACAAGTCGATCGACTGTGGGATAGAGAAGTTCTTTCAGTGAAGATTCGTCATACCAACCACTCAATAATGAATTGTTGTATTCACCTTTAGGTTTACCCAACGCATCATATGCATGTTTAGCAGCAATATTAAAATCAAAAATTTTAGATTCATACCCTGCTCGTTTTGCCATTGCATTTAAGCGAGCAAGATTATATGGTGGGAATGTAGCCGCCCACACAGGTAATGTCAGTAGTGCAACCTTTGATTTACGCCGAATGCTATATTCTTTTTTTAAAGGTTGCGAATTTACTTTTTGTGAATGACCCTCAATCTGTTTGAGGATCTGCATATCACGATTAGACATCAATCACCTTTCAAGGCAGGGATCTTTTTCTTCGCCATCTCCATGGCTTCTTTGTCATCTAGATATTTAGGTCTACGCTTCTTAACATTAGCTTTCTGATCAGCATGTTTTTCTTCTAAGGTTGCTGCCTCATCTACTGCCTTGCGGATATAATCGAGATACTCAGCATTACCTTCATGACCATCAGCATCTGCAGACATTAACTCTTGCATATCTAAACTGCCGATATACTTTTTCTTCGTATCCATCTGCTTCTTCTCTTTTTGAATGCGGCGGATAAATGCATAGTAAGTAATCTGTGTGAAATATGCGAAAGGATTTTTAGACTTCTCAGGATCGAAGTTATCAATATATGTGATGCAGTTTTCAATACCATCGAGAATCATCTCATCTCGGAATGTATAGTTCACAAAGTTCGATTTGTATGCGAGATGGTTGGCAATCTTCACCATACACTCACCCAAATATTCAGTCACGCGAGGTTTTTCCTGACCAGCTTCTTTCGCTGCGATAACTCGCTCACGATATTCGCTAATTGCTACTAGGAATTCTTTGTTGTCGACATAATGACGACTGTTGGGGTCTCTTCTTTTAGCCATAATAAATCCATATTATCTCATATTTTTTTGAATGTCAATCATTTTTTTTGCTTGACTATTTACCAATTTTAGCCATATAATCAGCATGTGCTGGGGTGATTAGATTAGTTTAATTTACCTTCGTCTTTTAACTGTAAATATTCGAGTAAGTCTTCAGGTGTTAATTCTTCCTCTTCTGGAGGATTCTGGAACTCGTCAGATCTGAAGAAAAGACGATTCACTACATTTTCATATCCAGCGATATACTCTTCTCGCAACAAGGCAATAGTCGTAATGTCACTTGTATTTAGGGTGAACATAACATCATCCGAGAGACCCATCCACGCTTTCAACATATACTGTTCTAGCATTTGACTTCCGCCATTTTCTTCCAAACCATTGGAAACGATTTCAATTGGATATAAAATATTAATGAAATTTTGTTTTTGAATATCGTCCAAACTTTCCACCATACACACAATCATTGTCCCATCAGAGAAACGGATTATTCTTGTGTTATTTTCCATCCTTGTCCACCTTAACAGTTTTATATTTGAACCCCTCTTCGTTGTATAATTTGATTCGCCCAATCAAATGTTCAAGGGTATAATTTTTACGAGACTTCCAAGAGAGATCGTCACCAATATCATAAAGATTACAGGCGACCTTATTATCTCCGAGCCTCAAACCGCGACCAATAGATTGTAGATTTCTAATGCGGCTTTTGGAAGGCGAGGCGAATACTACGTTATGAAGATTCTTTATATTTATACCTGTGGAGAAGGTTCCATATGAGGCGATAATAATTGCATTATCTGCCTTCTCTGTAAGAGCGCGGATATTCTCACGTTGCTCTGTGTCTGTCCCGCCATATACAAAATACACAGGACGGTTTGGTCCAGCTTTCCCTTTAATCATCTCAAATAAAACACTACCGTGTTTTTCTACAAACTGAAATAAGACGAGACTATTACCTTCACATCTCAATGTAAGGTTACTGATAAAGTTATTTCGCCAATGGTCGCGAACAAGCCAGTCAACCTCGTCCTGATACTTCATCTTCTTCATTGCTTGTTTATCTTCATCAGTGTGATTGAGAAGCAAACATGTAATATCAAGTTCAGCGACCTTACCCTTCTCCATAAGTTCCTTAGTAGTGATAACCTTAGTGACTGGACCAAAGCAACCTTCTAATACGAGACGATGAGTCTTTGTTCCATCTAATGTTCCTGTCGTTCCAAACCGCCAATGAGCGTTTTGACATTTATTCATGATTGTGGAAAGGGACTTCGCTTTGAAAAGGTGTGCCTCATCTCCATACACCACATCAAACTTCTCGAACCATTTTTTAGGAAACTTATATATTGATTGCCATGTCGAGATTGTGACTGGATATTCATTCGATTTTTCTTTGCCGCCATAGATACGATGGCAGTTTTCACTTGCTTGCCAATCAACAGCACTAGCATAGTCTTGGAAGTCACCATACATCTGCTCAACGAGTGATGTGGTCGGAACAATGATGAGTTGACGCTTATTTCTTTTCTGGAAATAACGCATGAGTGTGTAAATTATTAATGACTTACCAGAGGCAGTGGGCGACAACAATAGAGACCTAGCACCCTGAATACCTTTACGGACTGCTTGAATTTGATAATCCCGAATCTCAATTGGTTTATCGTTGGAGTGTAGATTTAGTTCTTCAGCAAACTTCTTAACATACTCCGACGAGACAATATCTCCAAGAGATTCGATCTGATTATCAATAGTATATTCAAGCTGTTTGGCGAAGTCCTCGAGATACTTAATAAGACCAACTGGAAGTTCTTTGTTGAACATATTGAAAAGTCTAGCTTTACCATCCCACATACGAGATCGATAAGCAGGCATGAACCTTGCTCCTGGAATTTCGAAGGTGAAGAAATCATTTAATTCTTGTAGGATGCCAGTGTCACATTCAACGCTAAGATTGACAGCATCTTTATATGTGACAGTAATATCAGCCATTACATGAGACCGTTTGTAAATTTAGTCCATTCGATACCATTTTTGATATCCCAAGTGCGACTGTGTAGAGAACGCATAACTCGGTCGAGGAAATCAACAACAGTGCGAATATATTCGACCTTATTCATTTGTTCTTGTAAATCATCATCGGATTCAATCATCTCTGACATGTCATTTTTCAGAGGTTTATTTCCGAGCCATTGATCCCAGCCAAGAGCATCAAGTTCTTGTTTTGAAAGTTCACCTCTCCAATATTGTTGTTTTACGCGGCGAAGTTTGTAGAATGCAGCTTCGGATTTACGCAACTGTAGTTTGAAGTTAGAAAGATGATTGAGATATTTTGAATGTAGTTCAGCTGTTTTGATTGTCGCTTTGCCGAGTTCTAACTCGTCAATTTTACAGTCTACAGCCCATTCGTCTTGGAGTTCTTTTAGAGTAATCATGTATCAATAATAAAGTAGTTTCAAGAAAAAGTCAAGATTAACTTACGGTTTCAATCTTAAAAGTGCGGTATCTAAACCCAGCAATACCAACGAAATAATCACCAGCACCCTGAGAAATGTCAAAGTCTAGACCTTCTAGACTGGTAGGAAAGGCATCTATAAATGTAATCTTAACATTAGGATTGTTGTTTGAATCCAGAACAAAAAGAGTTGCATCACTTACTTGAGCGATTGCTTCTTTCTTATTCTTGTTTCCGAGAGCAGTTCGGTATTCCTGAGTTTTAATGAAGTCTGTAAACTGCTTATGGTTTTCAGGAAATCCCAATCCTGTTATCCAATTATATAGTTCTTTGTAATTAGCCATATCTTCCTGAATAAGGAATCTGATCATAAGTTCACCGAACTGAACCTTATCTCCAGGAAATGGGATATTAGCCAGAGGTGTGCTTACTTCAGGTTGTCCAATAGACATCTGTGGTATATTAGCCGCCTGACAAAAGAAAGAAACATTAGGAATGTTTGCAATCTGAAATCGAAACCCATTTGGGCGCAGGAAGTCTAGTTCGGTGGGATTACTTCCCCCATCGAACTGTGCTTCTGATACATTTGTAATAGGATTATATGCCATAACACTATTTATAAGAGTTGCAATATAAAAAAAGAGGCGACTCTTTTCGGAGCCGCCTCTCTAATAAGTGGTGAGTTAGCCTCACTCTTATTGTTTACATCAGGTTTGTAACTTTTACTGAACGATAGTATTGGTTACGGTCAGCTGTAAAGGTGTCAGCATCGGTTGTGCCGTCTGACTGTGTTACGAATGGGTTAGCGATCATACCGTAACGAGTCTTAAAGCCGATTTTTGGCTGGAAGGTCGTTGGATCGATTGCGCGAACCTGCTGCAGCGGAACATATGGGCAGTAGAACAAGCCAGCGTCATAAGCAGACGAGCCTTTATAACCTACTACATAGAACTGAGAAGCAGCACCAGTGTTAGCTGAATACGGATCGATATATACACGATAGCGACCGTTCAGAACACCAGCAAAGGTGTTACCTGTGTCATCTACGTTCAGGTCGGTGTTAAGAGCTGGAGCATAATCCAGAACACCAGCCATTGACAGAGCAGAAGCTACGTCAGATGAACATACGATGAAGTTACCTTTACCGCGACGAGTGTCTTGAGCAATTACGTTGGCATCGCGTTCGATGTTGAACAGCAAGCCTTTGAAACGCTCAACTGACCAACGACCGTTTGAGTCAACGTCAAGGTCAAATTCGCCAGCAGTTGCTGTAGAGGCAGAACCTGTTTTAGCAACTTTGTAGATTGTGCGGATAACTTCACGGTTGATTTCAGCCAAGATTTCCTGTGACAGGATGTTGCTCAACTCTGACTCAGCGTCAAGACCGTGGATTGCTTTCAGGTCTTGAGCCAACTCGATTGAGTATTCGGCTTTCAGTGCGCGAGTTTTAGCAGTAACAGTGGTTTTCTCGATTGAGAAAGCCATTTCAGCTGGGTCAACACCTTCACCAGTAGCAGTGGCCATGCCAGTGCCTGTAGTGTAAGAGCCATCAACTGGGTTTGAACCAGCGTGAGTGCCTGCACCAGCGAAGTCAGTGTCGGCTTCGTTGAACAGAGCTTCTGTGCCAGTTTGCGATGTGTAGTGTGATTTCATCGCGAAGATGAGACCAGTTGGACCAGTCATTGGCTGAACGCCGCAGACATCATAAGCCATCAGGTTTGGAAGAGCACGACGAACCAGTGAAATCAATACTGGGTCATAGTTGTCAACCGAAGCACCTGTTGCGTTGGCTGGAGCAGCTTCGAAAAGAGCTTGTCTCTCTTCACGGATTGCTTTCTCTTGGTTTTC